ATTAGTTTTGCGTATTCTGCGTCTGCGGCATAGTCTACAAATTTCTTTTGCCACACGTCCGAATCTATGTAAGGCCATATCATTGAGACTTGGTCGGCTGTGAGTTCGCCCAAAAACTTTTGTCCTGACTCACAATTATAAATCACCCAAGGGCTAATGCGTCCTGTTGTGACAGCATGGCACATGGCATGAGTGCTGCCATAACGCAAACAATCATTGGGCGGTGCTGAGTGTTTCTCACTCCAGTCTATGCCAAACTCCACTGCTCGTGCCAGTGCATCTGCTACTGCTTCAACTTTTAGATAGTCCAACAGGTATTCAGTGTAGATTTTGTCACTACCCCAGTTGTCGATCTTTTTGTTGTGTTTCAACAACCACTCAGTGAACTGTGCAGGATTGATTGCCTTTGTGCCCACACAGTATCTACCAAACTTTACAAAGGCCCGGTAGTAAGGGCTGTCTGCAAAGTCATCAAATGTTTTGAGTCTGGCACTGCCTTGTGCAATTTCATAGAAACGCAAATAAGATTGAAAGCCCAGTTCTACACCACGTTCCGTGCGTTCTGATCTGCGGCGCTTGGGCTCGCACAGATGCACCACAAGACTTTCTGCACGACGAAATGTTTTCTTGCAGTAACCGCAAGTAAGTTCACTTAGTGTCTCGGCCATGATCTCGGATGTGTTGATCTAGTTCTTTCTTTGTGGTCATTGTGGCCAGCATGACTATTTCATCTTCTTTGTAGGTGGGAAATAACTCTGCCAGTTGCTTTCGAATACTGCTTGATCCTGCACCTGTTTCTTTTTTCTTGGGTGAGATCCAGTTGTGTCTGGGTGTGCCCATGTCTGGACTTACTGTTGTGGCGCACAACCATTGCAGTTCAGGATGCCGACTGATGTTGAAAAAGTGTTTGTTCAGTCGCTCGTTAGTGGCAATCAAATAAAACTCTTGCATTTCTCGGCTGCCTTCTACACAGCTGGCCCAACGAATCATGAGATAGTTTGAAAACTTCTTGCGTTCCTCATCTGTGAGTTCGCTGTAAAAATTTCTGTTCTTGCGATCCAGTTGTCGCATCTCATTCACAATGTTTAGTTTGTCGCTCATCGTTCAAACACCAATCTAACATTGCCGTCAAGCCACTCATCTATTGGATTCATATCGACATCAAAAATTAAATACGTACAAGGCAAGTTGCCTAATTGTTTTCTTACATACTGATCTAGTATGTCAGGTTTAACTTTCCCAAATTTTTCCAAATCTAACTCTAACATTCTTTTTATATTGACAGAAATAAATCCTCGACCGCCCGGTGCTACCATGCTGATAAACTCTTCGTAAACCAACCGTAATTCGCTTAATGGTCTAAAATGCAAAGCATTGATTGAGAATACTGATTCAAAACAATTCTGATGATTCTTAATAAATTCAGGAGTAACCTGATCTTCTATGTCAGGATTGGAGTCTTGAAAATTACTTTTGTCAATTCCAATAATATTAGGAATATATTTTTTGAATATATTACAACCGCAACCTAAATCGTATATTGTTTTTGGAGTTTTTTCAAGTAACGGCAACAAATAATAAAATGGTATCATAGAAAATCCCGAACTTAAATCTGTTATTAGATGCCCTCTAGGAGTAAAAGAGTTAAATACTATAGGTTGTGAATGCCAACAGATGTGATTGAAATCTTTAGCCACATTACAACATATATCTGTTGATTCAAATTCTTTTTTAAATTGTACAGGATTGTAAGGGTTAATATTTTGTTTCATTTGTCTACCTTGATCAACTTGTATATCATTATAGCACGTTCCAATGCATCTTGTAAAGCAGGACTGGTCCGGGCCATGCGCCGAATTTCGCCCCACATTTTATCTTCCTGCAGACGGTCGAACAAGCTATCTCCGGTTGATGTTTGTTTAGTATAATCAATTTGGTGTCCTGTCACAGGATCGTAACTGTAACCCATGAGTTGTCGAGTACCGGGCTCAGCGCCCGACTCGCGAGCGTACACTTCATTGCCCACACGCTCGTATACGTAGGTGGCGCCGGGTTTAAGAGTTCCCATACTTGTAACCATATTGTGAATGTGCCCAGCGCAGGAATCGTTCCAAGCCTTCCTGATCTTCAGGATAACTTTCCAAGTAAATCTTCACCAAGCGATTGATCATTTCAAATATTTGTGGTTCAGTGTATGCCATGTTACCAAGCTTTGTTGTAGTCTACTATCTCACAATTGCGACTGATATCTTTCACAAAGTACACACAGTCAGGATCTGGATCATCGTTAAGTGGCACCGAAAGTAACTGTCCATTTTTTAACTTGGGCGCATACCAACTCACCTCATGATACACATCCAGGATTTCGATGTCGGGGAATGACGGGCGGAAACTTGTGAGTGGGTTGAACTGAAACACTCTAAAACCACGATCATTGATTGACGTAAGGGGCAGTACTTCCAAGTCACCCACTTCGGGTTCGCCTATGAGTATTTGCCAGTCCATGGGCATCTTTATGGTGTTGGTTCCGATGCGTAACACAAGTGCAGGTGCATTGAAACTTTCTAAAAAGATCAGTGGAATAAAATGATAGTCTGGTTCTTGTGGATTTGAGTTATCTAGTATGGCAAATCGCATGTCATCTACCTCTTCGGGCAAATGATCTAGGTCGTAATGAATATTGTCTAAGGTTAAAATTCGCATGTTTGTAGTTTACACTTTTTATGTTGTTTTGTCAACTCTTTGTAGTATAACACCACAATCCAAGGTCTGATAAATTACTTGCCAATTTTTGGCCAACAAATACAGCACCACACCTGCTGATTTACCCATCCAACAATCATTTTTCAAAAAAGTATCATCTAGTACCACAGTGGCCTGAGGAGTTAACAAACTGTATAGTTCAACAATTTGTCGCATGTGTTCTAATTGACATTGTCAATAAGTCAACCGCCAGTCGCGTATTTGAGGATCGTAACGAAATACAATGTCGGTAGTGGCTCCCATGATGTGTTTGCTAATGTTACCAAACCAAACATTTCTGCAATTCATTGTCACAGGACCATATTCGGCTTGCCAAAACAATACTACGTACATGTTTTGTCGAAATCGTCTAACGTCATCAAAAGGAATTGTGACCGTGAGATCTGACTCATTGTTTTGTTGATTCAAGTCGACCGTGATTGGCTGAGTTTGATGATATTTTGTCAGTTTTAGATCAGTGAACTTTGGCAGCATCTTAAACAACATATTGAGTTGGTTGGCCCGGTAACGTGTGTCTGATAGACTGTACTGTTGTTGAAAATCTTGATTGATAATGCTGGCAAAAGCAGGATCAACATCAATGTCGGGTTGATATTCAAACGCTTCTGACCCTGATTGATCAACAACAAATATTGGATGCATCTGATATACTTCTGCGTGAATTTTAAACTGGCCAGGTATAAACTCTCCACCATGGCGTTGTGCATGGTTGGATAATTTTATCATATCTTCGCCAAATATTTGTGTGTTGATAGTTTCTGATACGTATACATCTGCGTTGATGTCAAGGTCAAGAAAATCTCCGTGCACCAATTCAATGCGGTCGGTCATCTGCAATTTTTCAACAATCGATTTGGTATATTGAAATCTTTGCAAATTTCTTTCAACTGCAATCACATGCTTTGCTCCAGCATGCACCGCTAGTATACTGAGGAATCCTGTGCCTGTGCCAATGTCACAAACTACTTTTCCTGGTGCAGCCAACTCTAATGCAGTTTTGTAAAAAATATTGCGTCCAGTATCATTCAACATGGGCAAGAATACCCCGTCGTCTTTCATAAAATCTAAACTCATCCTAATTTCATCCAATCAAGTTTCTCTTGTGTAAAGGGATAGTTGGCTTCCTTGTAGAATTGTTTGCGTTTGGTCAAGTGCCGCTTGGCAAATTTACATGTGGAAGTTATGTCCCAGATTTGAACATGGTCTTTGTCTTCTGCCTTGCGTATTCCACGTCCGATGCTTTGGATAACACGTACAAAACTTTTGCCAGGCTCCACAAGAACAAGATTAAAAATACGGGGAATATTGATACCCACAGCAGCCACGCCATAGGTTGCCACAATAATTTTATCAGTTGCATCAGCCACTTCATCATATTCTGCTTGCCTCTTTGATCCCTTGGTAGAGCCACTCACAAACACAGCCTTGTCTCCCAGCCGTGCAACCAGTTGTCTACCACACTCAGTGCGGTCTACTAAGACCAAGGTATTGCCTGTTTCGTTTACTTGACGCACCAAGTCTGCCATGGTGTCCAGTCTGCCTGACTCTTCCAGCAAGTATTTGAGTTCACTTTGATAGTCTTTGTACTCCACATGATCAATCAACTGCACAATGTTCACATGGCAGTTGGCCAATACACCTTGTTGTTGTAGCTCGCTGGCACTGAGTCGGCCAATCACCGGACCCAGGCTCACTAGCAGTGCTTGGCTTTCAAACTTCTCTTTAGGTACAGTTCCGGTCAATCCCCAGCGAATCGGCACTCGCGCCATCACACCTGTCAGCAAGGTTTTGAGTGCATCTGCCTTGGCCATGTGTACTTCGTCTACAATCACGCACACTACATCTTCCAAAAACTCACCTATGGTACAGTCGCCTACACCTGCTTTGGTGTTCTTCAACAGGATGTTTAGACTTTGCCATGTGCATATGGTGTGCTGACGTCCGTATTCTTTTCTGTCGCCAAAGTACACCCCGACATCTTGTTGCATGTTGATATAGT